ATGAAAGAAGTACTATCTAAGTAAATTTCATATAAATCTTTACCATCAAATGGTCTATATTCAACAGAATAAATTGACGCACTAGACGAACCAGACCCGTTATTATCTTGATATAAAGTTTTTCCTGTTAATAGTAATGGGTCAGAACCACTAATTTTTTCGACAAGAACATTATTAGTAACGAAAAAATTATCATCTGAGGGTCTCAAGATATAATCTTGAGGTTTAATCATCTCTACAGGAGATGCATACAAGACATTGAAGAGTAATTTATATGATGTATCTGTTCCTTTTGTTGTATAAAAATCAACTGCTCTTGAAAGAACATTTTTAATTTTTACCTGTGGAATGAAATTCCTATTCTCAAATCCTGGTAAAAATTGTGCTTTGAATTTTCTGAATAGTTCTGCATAAAATACAAGATTCAAATTGTTTACAACAGAACCTTTATTATGGTCTGCAGAAACAGTACTTGAAAAGTTTAATACTTCAAACTGTGTTGATTTTGAAATTGCATCAATTCCACTAAATCCACGAGAACACTCTAGGAAAGAATTATCTGTTTTTGATTTATAGGTAATAATCTCGTTATCAATTTTTAGTAGTCCATATGATGAAGGAAAACCTATAGTGTGATTTACATTGATTGTGTCACGAAAAGAAGTCAACTGCGATGTTAATGTGCAGGGAACAAAAGCAGTATAAAATCTTTCGTTATTGTATATCTCTAAATTCTTTAATTGATCTAAATTTGCAGCAAGATCTGTTATTCCCGTAGGATGTTCCTGAGAAACATAATATTGACTCAAAAATTCTTGAAAAAGAGGAGAATCTACATTTAAAAATTCTGGGATTTGGGATTCAAGGATATGTTGAATCTTTACTCTATTATCTGTCATTTTATCTTGTATAGTTTCCGTTTGTATAACTTGATGTTACGATATATTCAGTAGCAGAAGTATTTTCACCAGAAGTAATTTTGTCCTCAACCATGTTGACAATAAGGTTTTCAATACTCAGTTCTAAATATATATCCTTCAATGCGATAACATCATTTGATTCTGGAACTGCTTGGATTTCAATTCCATTTGAACTTACTGAACTAGTAATATTTACAGTATCTAGAAGTATTTCACCTTTCTTATAATAAACAGTTCCTGCAGTATTATTGATGATAAATGGTACATTATTCTTTAAAGTAAAGTAGAATATGCTTCCACGTTCTTCTGTAATTGGAACATCACTTAAATAGACAATTCCATCTACTCCATTCAAGGTAAATCCAGTAGATTTTATGTTATATCCTCTATCATCTGCAATATTATTCTTTTTGATATGGAAAGCATTTCCAAAACAAATTTCATATGTTGCAAATGAACCAAAAATTGGTTGTAAATCTCTTCTTATTTTTACTTTTGTAATGTTTGAAGTAATGGAAGAACTAATATCATCAATTAATGCATTAACTTTACTGTATTTGAATCTTCCGCCAAAATTATTCAGTTCATATGAAGTTCCATATGCGGCAAGAGATTCAATTACCTGCCTCTGTAGTGAAGAAACATCAGATACTGAACCTCTATCATAATATACACTCGTATTAAGTTCAACGTAAAGATATTTTAGGTCAACAATTTCTGGTTTAATTCCTGCGATTGAATATTGTTTTAAATCTTTTTTAATTTGCTCTTTTGTAATCATGGAAAGGAATTTACCTTGCCTTGGTTTAATCGATATAAAAACCTTACCATACTCTGGTGGATCGAGTTCATCTCCACCATAAGCACTCACAGATTCAACATTTGGGAATATGGTAGGAATTAATCCTTTATAATCATTTGCAGTAACTGCTCTATACTGAGATGAATAGACTCTTGGAGCAAGATACTTAATACTATCAATCTTTTCAATATTATCACCATTCTCAGATGAGTTGATTGTTGAGATTGCAGAAATTCCTCTAGTTAATCTATTTTGGTTATTATCTTCCAGAATTCCAGAGAAGTTAAAATTCGCACATCCATTACCATCCTTTCCATTTGTGATAATGTAACTTACAAAAATAGAACTTCCCGATGTTGGTCTTTTTCCAAATACATTATCTCCAAAAATGAGTTCATATCTCTCATCTTCGATTTCTTGTACTAAAAATATCTTGGAAGTTGAGTTAATATTTAAAATATTAGTATATTGCTTATATTCTTCATTCGTTAAGTCTGTAACAAAAACCCTAATACTTGTAGTATCTACTGCTGGGTTTGGAATTATAAATCTTTGATTTGGTAAAGCATTATTGACTGTATAACTTTTTGTGAGGAATGTTCCTTCCCAGATTTGAATATTATTGAAATTTGCATATCCACTAGAATCTACGGGAACTGTAACATCTTCTGGGATTGAAAATACATAGTTACCTGATTCAATTGTACCTAAAGCAACTACACCTGCCTTTAATGTAACTGATTTAACGTCTAAAAATCCTTCTGTGTTTACATTAAAACTAATTGTTGCTTTTGATGACCTTCTAGATCTAGGCACATAACCAATATTACGTGCAAGAGAAACAACATTCTCTCGTAAAGTGGCACTATCCAAGAATGCCTCATTTACAGTCATATTGGTATTATATGCTGTAATGTAGGAATTATATGCAAGAATATCAATTAAAATCGAGAAGTTAGAACCCTCGAAATCAAAATCAGTAAAACTGCTATTAGTTCTTAGATAATCCTTTATTTGATTTCTTAGATCATCAAAATCTAAGTTTGTAAATTGATTGAATGCCATTATATCCTAGTTGGTTGTAAAAGAAACTCTATATTTTGTCTAGGAAACCCTAGGCCAACAATGTCATACTCAATTTTAACATTTAATTCATTAGTATCAGGTGGGACTTCTACCAAGACATTTGTTAAATTAATTCTTTTTTCATAATTTCTAATAACATTTCTAATCTCTTCTTTTACTAAGAGACTTGTCTCTGAAGATGATAATTCAAACAAAGAAGATTCAATGGAAGTCCCAAGCAAAGGATTAAAAAATCTTTCTCCTAAAACAGTCCTCACTAGATTAGTAACGGATTTCTTAATGGCGTCTTCATTTTTAATGACTAAAATATCATTCGTCACTGGATGCTTAGCAAAGGATAAACTAATATCCTTAAATGCTCGTGAAATCCTTATGGCCATTAAGATCGCAAGTCTATTTAATATATCTATAATAGTTTTTAAACTTTCTTTCCATAACAAGGTTCAGTTCCATATTCCCAATCATCATAATCTTCATCATTACGAATGATTTCATGCAATTCAGTTTGTCTCTTCAAATTATGTGTTGTCTTTTCTTCTTGTCGTTTGAGTGGTTGTGTCCAGTAATCAGTTATGAGTCTGGTCGTACCCCACTGGGATTTCATATAATTTACGTCTCTATCGACTGGTAGGTTAGACATGTTAGCTCCTGTTTCTTGTGAAAACAGAACTTTTTTTAGAGGAGGTTGCTATCTCCTATAAGTATTTACTCAACGATTCAGATGTCTTAGTTGATAGTTATCAGAATTTAAATATTTCAACAACTCTAGTGCAATTAATTTTGGATTTCCTGGTCCACAAGTATACACATCGATTGCTACACACCCATTCTCTGGCCATGTATGGCACGATACATGACTCTCAGAGAGGGCAATTACAATTGTACACCCTTGTGGATAAAAACAGTGCTGAAAGATGTTCAGAACGGTCATACCAGCACGTTCTATGCCTCCCAACATAACCTTTTCCAACTCAATTGAGTTGTTTAATAGGTCAAATTCTACGTCGTATACCTCCAATAGGAGGTGATTTCCCATTGAAAATCTCTCCAATTCACAGAATCCTCCTATTTTTCTCTGAAAAACTATTTATTTAACGTAAATACCACGTCTTCCATACGTATCATATTCAGAATCCTTGATAAAACTGGGATTTTCACAAAAATTATCATCCCAAACTGGTATTGCAACTTCATTATCGTACCTGAAATCAGGATTTTGCCTTACATGAACTTCTATGAGGTTACCATCAATGAATTCACAGTTAATCCAGTCATAATCTCCCTTTAAATTCTCCAAAACTGAAGGAAAATTCACTTGTCTATCAATTTTTTCCCATTTTTGCCACTTGTAAAGAGGGTCTTTCTCATCCTTTATTCCTCTTACAACCAATTTTGCCTCTTTATAGTGAAAATCAACACTTAAATGCTCTCCTTTGAACACCTCACACCAAAATTCTGATGGATGATCTAAGTCAGTCTCTTTATCTATCCACTCAATACGTGCATAACGACCCATTCCAAGGAAATTAATGGCAGGTCGAACAATATAAAAGTCGGGTTTAGGTACTTTTGACCCAATAGGACCACAAGTATACCCTAAAACCCGACTTAATTGTAATTTATTGTATATCCACAGATCGTCATGATGAATTGCATTCCACTCATCATTAACGTCTAAGTGATACATTACCCTTTTCCTTGCCCACGATACTTTTTACGTGCCTTATTACGACTCGTAGCACTATATTTAGTATTACGACCTGCACCTTGTATCGTTAGTTTAGGTTTCGATTCAACTTTTTGTCCACCTTTTGCACTTTTCTTCACTGCCATTGTAAAAATCTCCTAGTTGGGTTTCGTTTACGGTTTTTTTAAACGGTTTTTCTAGCATTTATAATGCCCTCAGAAGAAGTTTAAGTCTCTCCTAAGGGCAATTCTACCAAGGGTGTTTTGAAACGTCAAGAAGACGTTTCTAGAAGGGTCATCAGATGATTCGAGTCTTCTCGTGACCAACACGAATCAGAGGATTACACCAAATCTCAAATCCTGCTTCCTTGGCATCCAGACAGAACGATACGTCCTCTCCACACATATCTTGAACTTCTCCAGAATCAAAGACTTGCATCTTCGGTGCAAACCAGGGATACTCAAGTTGTTCAAAAACACCTTTCTTAATCAATACCCAACCAAATCCAGTGTAATCAACTGTAAATGGTTTCTTACGCTTACTCATGGTCTCTAGAGTTTCATGATTCATCACTCCACCATTGTTCTTGAAGTCATCTTCTTCCAACCAGTGAGCAACAGATGATGTGTGACCATCCTCAGTGCAATACCAACCAGCAGCAATGTCCTGGTCCATATCAACAAGACGATAGAACTTCTCAGTATCAAACACAATATCGTTATCAATCCAGAGTTGATAATCATAATTGAGTTTACCATCCCAAGGAACCTGCTTGGGACCTCTGAGAACATTCGCACCAAGTACCTTACAACGTGCAAAGTTCACCATGGAACTATAATCTTGCGAAATCTGAATACTTGCTCCTGCTTGTACTAAGTCAAAACATAGTTGAACAAAACTCTTCAAGAATGTATATGAACATCCTCTTCCAGGAAGACAAAATACAACTGACTTACCACGAATTATCTCCTTTGCTCTCTGGAGATTGAAATCGTCTGAACTCTTTGCTACTGGAGCATTTGCTTTTACCGTAAATCCTTTAGCCATAAAAAATAAATTTCGACGTTAACATTATACCACTACAAATCAATCATTGCAATGGGTCTCTTCACTATTTAGAACAACTTTGATATCCTCATTACTTCCACCAGAAGTCCACACAAGTCCTCTCACTTGCATTAGAGTTTTATCCAAATCCTCTGGACTAATTCTCTCCTGTAATGTGATACCCTTGACTTCTATATTATAGGTATTCATTACTTTCCTCTACTCTGAGAAGCAAATCTTCCAGATCTTCTCTTAGTACTTCTTCGGCACTTACTGTTTTGTCCGTCTCTAATCGGTATTGAATACACTCGATTAATAACTCTCTTTCTTCTTTGGTAATCTCTAACATTTCTTTGGTTTTTTCTTTATATATCAACCTTATAGGGATTTTTTCCCCTCGGAAATTTTTTTAGAAAAAATAGTACCTATAAATCGATTTTTATACCCTCGGAAAATTTTTTTATAAAAATAAACTCTAAGGGCAAATCATACTTTTATAGATTAGGGTAGTAGGTCGTTTTTCGTTTTATGGGGGGGCATCGGTTTATAATACTTTATACCTATAATCACAAATCACTGTCTATTAGAATTAAACAACACTGTTTAATTAGAATAAACGAAGGACCACGAATAAGGTAGATTCAGCACTGTTTGATTAGAATTAATAACCCTATGGGGGGTATGCTATAACGAAGGGGCACATATAACGAATTAAGTGTCACTGTGTGATTAGAATAAAAAACTATACCCAGGGTATCATAATACTCGAAGACCGCACAGTTGTCAACACATAAGGACGACATATAAGGACGAAACAGTACTGTCTGATTCTTATAAGAAACTGTATGGGGGGTATGATACCTGTGGAAAACTCTTATACTTTTTCCACAGGGTTGTGGAAAACTATTGTGGAAACTGTGGAAAACTTATAAGGCAGCACTGTGTAATACTTATAGTTCTAGGTGTTTATAACGAATTCCCTCTCCTCCCGCCCTATAAATCTAGCACGAATGGCATGAGACTCATAAGACGAATGGACAGATAACGAACTGTCCTTGGACGAATAATTCTCATAAGTCTTTTGAGTCTCATGGACGAACAAATAAAAAGGGCACGAATCTCATAAGACGCATGAATCTACTGCGAGTCTTATAAGGTATTATAATACACGAAACCCCTTGACATAACTGTAAAGTTGTGCCGAGGAATTATAGTGTGCCAGTTTTTGAAGTGGTTATTTGCCCTTGACTTTTCTGGGGTTTTATGATACAATGCACGCCTAGACGGCAATAAAATCACATAATAACTCAGATTAAATCACATAATAACAAGGTATAAGAATCAATAAGAACAGGGATTAAAGAGGCATACAATAAGGAGAGAAAGGGTATTTATAACACTTTTCAACCTCTTATTCTAATCAACACAAAACACAAACATATGTTTTTTAATACATTTTTTTTAATTATCTCTTATTACACAATCACATAAAAAAAGATAATTATCTCTTATTCTTACCGATTCATCTCTACTAGAGCAGAGGTGAAAGTATCAATGATTGCTTCGCATAGAGATTGTTCATCAGGATTAAAGTCACTCTCTTGTTGTTCGAGTGTGAATAGAATCAGATTGATTTGGTCTTCAGTTAACCTTACAAATGTTTCTTGAATTGTATTAGTAAGAAGCAGGTTCGAGTGTAATGTTTTCTTTTCTTGA